CCACTTTACGCGCATCCGCAATTCAAATGTTGAGGGTATCAAGCCATGGCGAGGCCAAGAACGCCTCTGGCCAAAGCTGCGGTTGAGGCAAGGGACAAAAAGGATCCGGGTAGGTTTAAAGACCGCAGGGAGCCTCAGGGGATTCCGCCGCTGGGTAGGCCGCCCAAGTGGATCAAAGACACGGATACAAACAAGGCGCTGACCGCATGGATGGAATTCGCCAAGGACTACCCTTGGCTGAATGACTCGCATCGCACGCACCTCGTAATCGCCTGTAATATTTACGGTCGCGTCATAGCCGACCAGGAGGTGGGCGTACAGGCTCTCAACTTATTGCGTCAGTGCGTCGGACAAATGGGCGGCAACCCGGCAGACGCCACAAAGATAACGGTGGCAGATGACGACGAGGACACAGGAGACGGTCTCGAAGACTGAAGCTCTTGACCGGGTTAGCGCCTACGCGCGGGCCGTTCTTGATGACACAATCAAAGCCGGGCCGCACGTCCGCAACGCCTGCCGCAGACACCTTGACGATGTAGTAAAGGCCGGAGAGCGAGGGTTCCATTGGGACGACGCCGCAGCCCGCCGCATATTCAATTTCTTTGAGCGTAAGCTAAAGCTGTCCGAGGGGCAGTTTGACAATCAGCCATTTGTACTGCAGCCGATGCAGGAGTTTATCCTCGGCTCTATCTTCGGGTGGAAGCGCGAAGATGGTACCAGACGCTTTCGACGGGCATACATCGAGGCTGGTAAGGGTTGCGGTAAGTCGCCATTGGTTGGCGGCATCGGCCTATACGGGTTGCTTTACGACAACGAGCCTGGCGCTCAAATTTATGCTGCTGCAGCCACCAAGGAGCAGGCTTCGATTCTGTTCAAGGATGCGGTTAAGATGGTCAGGCAGTCGCCTGACCTAAAGTCGAAGCTAAAGCCGAGCGGCGGTTATGAGCGAGAGTACAACCTTGCGCATTTAAAGTCTGCTTCATTCTTCCGCCCGATGTCGCGGGAGGCCGGCAAGACTGGTTCTGGTTTGCGCCCACACTTCGCGCTCTGCGACGAGGTGCACGAGCATCCTGGCCCCGAGACGATGCGTATCTTGGAGGCAGGATTTAAGTTCAGGCGACAGCCGCTTTTGGTTATGATCACCAATAGCGGCAGCGATCGGTTGTCCGTGTGTTGGCGCGAGCATGAAATGGCTTGTGCGGTCGCGGCGGGCTGTCCGACGCCGGACGAGGATTTCACCTACGTTGGTGATACGTGGCCGGGTTCGGACGCGCTTTTTTCTTACGTGTGCGCTCTCGACAGCGACGACGATCCTTTTGAGGATCCGTCTTGCTGGATAAAGACAAACCCGCTGATGGGTGTGACGACCACCGAGGAGTATATTGCCTCGCAGGTCGCATTCGCCAAGAACTTCCCGGCAGACATGCCGGAAGTGCAGCGCCTCTATTTCTGCATATGGACCGACTCCCACAACGGCTGGATGGCTCGAAAGACCGTCGAGGCGGTTATGTGCGACTTCGCTCCGGAGGACGAGCACGCAGCCAAAGAGGGTGAAGAGGGCGCGCCGGTATTTCTTGGCGTCGATCTTTCATCGCACAAAGATATGACTTGCGTTGCCTATGTCGTGCCCACGGGCACAAAAGAGATGGCGCGACCAGACGGAAGCGTCTTCACTCTTCCAACCTATGACGCGTGGGTTGACTCGTTTACCCCTGCTGACACGTTAAAGGTGCGGGCTGAGAAAGACAAGGCGCCATATTTGCAGTGGGTGGCGGATAAGCATCTTATCCCTATACCCGGCGAGCGCATTAGGTTCGATTACGTCGCCTATCGCGTCGCGCAGATAGACAAGAAATTCGACATTAAGGCCGTCGCGTACGACAGCTACGCCTATGCCGAGTTCCGAGAAGAGATTGAGGCGCTTGGCCTTGAGCTTTGCCATGTCAAGCATCCGCAGGGCGGTCTCAAGCGGGCCAGTCCAGACGATGCCTTGAAAGAGGCTGCGGAAGCGGACGGACGGAAAGAGCCGGGCGGGCTTTGGATGCCGGGGTCGATACGTGAGCTTGAAATGCTCATTATCGACGGTCGAATACGGCTGCAAAGCAACCCGGTCGTGATGACTGCGCTTATGTCGGCAGCATTCAGCAAGCCGGACGTGCTGGGCAACAAGTTCTTGGTCAAGGACATCTCGACCAGACGAATAGATGCCGCAGTCGCCCTCTGCATGGCGGTGGGCGCAGCGATCGACGGCGAGCCCAAACCACAAGACTCCGTCTACAAGACGCGCGGCTTTATTGAAATCTAGGATTAACCAGATGAATTGGACGTCATTGTTGCGCGACGCCGCTGGTGTCGCCGGGGTTGCGTCCATCGCTTACGGTTCGTGGATGGTTTACGCGCCAGCCGGGTTCATCGTTGGCGGGCTGCTTGTTCTTGCGGCCGCGCTTGCCGCGGCGCGGGGCGCCTGATGGGGATTCTTGATTCCGTCATCGGCGCGCGCGCCGCGGTTACGAAGGAAACGATAACTTCGTCGAAGGAACTCTACCGCGCCATGTTTGAAGGCGTTGAGTCTTCTTCTGGGGTTGCGGTATCGCCTGAGTCCGCGCTGCGCTATACGACCGTCCTGGCTTGCGTCAGGGTGCTTGCTGAGAGCGTCGCGAGCTTGCCGTGCATTCTGTATCGCCGCCGCTCGGATGGCGGGAAGGACAGGGCAACGGATCACCCGCTGTATGCGGTTCTTCATGATAAGGCGAACGGCTGGAACACCGCATTTGAATACACCGAGGGCACCATGGTCAATCTGGCCATGCGCGGCAACGGTTACGCATATGTGGAGCGAAACTCCAGAGACCAAACGATAGGTCTTATCCCGCTAAACCCGGATCCTGTGGAAGTTGTGCAGGCGCGGGACTGGTCGCCAGTATATACCGTGACGATGCCCGACAACTCGAGGCAGACGCTAAGATCGAGGGAGATGCACCACATTCGCGGCCCATTCCCGAAAGGATACTTGGGCCAGTCTGTGATATCCCTGGCACGCGACGCCATCGGGCTTGGGCAAGCCGCGGAGCGATTTGGCTCCCACCTTTACAAGAATGGCGTCAAGCCTAGCGGTGTGCTGAAGCATCCTGGTAAACTTGGGCCGGAGGCAACGGAAAGCCTTAGGCAGCAGTTCCAAGACAAATACGGAGGGCTGTCGAACAGTAGCAAGCCGCTCGTCCTCGAGGAGGACATGGAGTGGATCGCTTTGTCAATCACGCCGGACGACGCGCAATTTCTCGAGACTCGGAAGTTCCAAAGATCAGAGATTGCAAGCATCTTTCGCGTTCCGCTGCATATGATTGGCGACCTAGAGCGAAGCACGAACAACAATATCGAGCACCAGTCGCTTGAGTTCGTTCGCGATAGCTTGCGCCCGTGGCTTAAGCGGTGGGAGCAGGCGATTACGCGCGACCTTTTGGCACCATCAGAGCAAGGTGAGTATTTCGCAGAGTTCCTGATGGACGACATGCTCCGCGGCGACACCAAGACGCGGTATGAGGCTTACGGGTCTGCCATCCAAAACAAGATTATGAACGCGAACGAGGTTCGTATTCGAGAGAATATGAACCCGCGTGACGGCGGCGACGTCTACGAGAATCCGGCCATCCAGGTCGACAAGCCTGTTCCCGGTGCGACGGACAAGAAGGCGGCATAGGAGCCAACATGGACGATGATGAGCGCGCAGAGAAGGCGCCTTCCCGCGCCCTTCTGTGGTATCGCCGGAATCGCGACAAGGTGAACGCCGCTCGTGCCGAAGCCTACGCACGCGACCCCGAAAAGTTCAAGGAAGCGGCAAAACTTTGGCGCGAAACCAACCCAAAGAAGGCAGTTGAATCGGCACTAAAGTGGAGATCTGGCGACATAGAGAATGTACGCGCAGTGTGGGTACGGTCTGCCAAAAAACGGAGATCGACTACGAAGGGACGACTAGAGGACTCAGTTTCGAGTGGCTTACATCGCGGAATAGTCAACGGGTCTAAGGCGGGAAGGCGAACTTTCGACCTGCTTGGCTACACCGTTGACGAATTGCGGCGGCATTTGGAGGCGAAGTTCCAAGACGGCATGACATGGGATAACTATGGGCCAGTCTGGCACATAGACCATATATTGCCCCTATCGTTGTTCGAATACTCAACGCCTGACTGCGCGGGATTCAAGGCGGCGTGGGCGCTTGCCAATCTGCAGCCCCTTTGGGCGCGCGAAAATATTAGTAAGGGTGGCCGTCTGGACCATCCGTCACAGCGCGCGCTCTTGGCCGCATAGGAAACCCCAAATGGATACATTCGATTTTAGTGCCCTAGCGGGTGAGAGGCGAGACCGTTTCTTTGCGCGCTCAGCCGGCACGCTGTTTTCGGCAAAGGCTGGCGAAGATGGATCACTTGCAATCGATCTTTACGACGAGATCGGGTATTGGGGTACGACGGCGAAGGATTTTCGATCTGCGCTCAAGGACGCCCGCGGCGACGTCACACTTCGAATAAACAGCCCCGGTGGCGATGTGTTCGACGGCATGGCCATTCATGCGGACTTGAACGCGCACAAAGCCGCTGGATACAAGGTAAAGGTCGAAGTCTCCGGACTCGCAGCGTCCATTGCATCCATAATTGCAATGGCTGGCGACGAGATTGTCATGGCGCCGGGAAGTTTCATGATGGTCCATAACGCATGGACTATAGGTATTGGCAATCGTCATGATTTTGCGGACGTAGCGGGCACGCTGACGAAAATTGACGATGTTCTTGCGCGCACCTACGCGGAGCGCACGAAGTCGGGCATTCGTCAGATAAAGACATGGATGGATGACGAGACGTGGATGACGGCAAAAGAGGCTGTTGAGCACGGATTTGCCACCTCTGTTTCTGAAGCGGCCGATACAAAAGCCAAAGCCAGGTTCGACCTTTCGGTCTTTTCTTCGGTTCCGTCCGCGCTGGTATGGCCGGCTGACACAGCGCAGGACGAGCCGCCTACAAAACGAGATTTGGAACGTGCCCTCACGCAGGACGCTGGATGGACACGATCGAAGGCGCGCGCTGCGATGCGTGCGATTGAACCAATAGACGAGCCACTGCAGGACGCTGGCGAAGTCAATCTTACTGCAATGGCCGAAGCCATTTTGGCTGTCTCGGCAACACTTCAAAACAGGAGTCAGAAATGACCATTACGGCACAGGTCGCCGAACAGATTACGGCTGACATCAAGAAGTTTGGCGACGACGTTAAGGCGCTGAACGAAAATACCGCTCGCACGCTTACCGAAATGCGTGCCGAGATCGACGCGGCAGGCAAGAAGGTTGACCCGCTTGTTGACGAGAAGGTCAACAAGTTTGCGGCTGAAGTTGAAGCCAAGACCGCCGCTCTGGAATCGGGCCTGAAGGCTGCTAACGACAACCTCGACAAGCTCGATGCTGTCCTGAAGCGCCCCGGCGTGAACGGCGGCTTCGCCGACGAGGAAGGCGCCAAGGAAGCCAAGGCTGCGTTTGATTGGCATCGCGCTCTTCTGGCTAACGACGGCAAGCTTGCTCACGACAGCAAGATCGAACCGGATATGGACGCCTACCGCGAGTACGTCGCTGCCCATTCGTCCTACATCCGGTCGCGCAAGGATAACCCGAAGATCCAGGCCGCACTGTCGACTGGCTCGGATCCTGATGGCGGCTACATGGTTCCGACCACCCGCTCGGCTCGCGTTATCCAGAAGGTCTATGAAACCTCTGCACTGCGCGCCCTTGCTACCGTGGAGACTATTTCCGGCAAGGAACTGATTATCCCGCGCGACGAAGGCGAGTTCGGCTATGGCTGGATTGGCGAAACCGAGGCGCCGGCCGAGACGTCGACTTCGCAGTTCGGTGAGTCGAAGATTGCCGTCCACGAGATGTATGCGGAGCCGCGCGCTACGCAGCAGATGCTCGAGGACGCCGGATTTGACGTTGAGGGCTGGATCGACCGCAAGGTTGGCGAGAAGTTCGGCCGCGTTGAGGCTGCTGCATTCTTCACCGGCACTGGCGTCAACAAGCCGCGCGGCATGCTTACCTACGCAGCAGGCACAACCAACGGCACTATCGAGCAGATCGCATCGGGCGCCGCTGCTGCGGTTACCGCGGACGGCATCTACAACCTTGTGTTCTCGCTGAAGGACTACTACACGGCGAACGCCCGCTTCCTGATGAAGCGCACCACGGTTCGCGACGTCCTGAAGCTCAAGGACGGTGACGGCCAGTATATGTGGCAGATGGGAGACATCAAGGCCGGCGTTCCTGCCACGCTGCTCGGCTACGCCGTTGCGCGCGCCGAGGACATGCCGACCGTTGAGGCTTCGGCCCTGGCGATCGCCTTCGGCGACTTCGCTGCGGCTTACACGATTGTCGATCGCCTTGGCATCACGCTCCTGCGCGACAACCTGACCGCCAAACCTTACGTGAAGTTCTACAACCGCCGCCGCGTTGGCGGTGACGTCGTGAACTTCGAAGCCGTGAAGCTGCAGAAGATCGCCGCTTCGTAAGTCTCTTTGGGCGACCTTTTGCGGGTCGCCCGTTTCCTTCACACAATCTGAAAAGGAGCGAGGCTTATGGCCATTCGCGATCTGTTTAATAACATCGACCTGAAGCGCGGGCTTTCGCCTGCTGCGGCTGGCACCGGAAATACCGCATATGTGTCCGAAATCGTAGACACGCGCGGCTACGAGTCCGTGACGTTCGCTCTCTTGCTCGGCGCCAACACTGATACCGACGCTACGTTTACCGTCCTGTTTGAGGACGGCGACGACTCCGGCCTGTCGGATAACGACGCGGTTGTTGACGCGCAGTTGCTCGGCACGGAGGCCCTTGCGAGCTTTACCGCCGCTGCTGACGACAACAAGGTCAAGAAGATCGGCTACGTCGGCAACAAGCGTTATTGCCGTGTAACGGTCACGCCTGCGAGCAACGACTCTGGCAACCACTTTGTTTCTGGTGTCTGGATTCTCGGTCATCCGGCGATTGTTCCGACCGCCAATCCTCCGGTCTGATTTTAACCAACCCAAAGCGCATAGGGCGCTAGAGGCTGGCGTTTGGCCAGCCTCGTAGCAAAGGGAATATTTCTATGGTTGATTCCACGTACACTCCGAAGACATACCGCAAGCAGGGCGGTGACGAGTTTGTTGTCGCCGCTGGCGGCGCATTTACAATGGAGCCCGGCTCCACCTTCACGGACTCGCGCTTCAGCGGGTCGGCCGCGGTTGCCGCGGACGTTCTGGCTATTCCGGTTACTGCCCGCTATGTCGCAAAGACCACGGGCGCCGACGCTGAAGCGCTTACGCTCGCTAACGGCGTTGCCGGTCAGCGACTTAACATCGCGCTGGTGGTTGATGGCGGCGGCACTGGAACGCTCACTCCGACGACTAAATCTGGTTTCACCACCATCGTTTTTGCAGACAAGGGCGACGTGGTTGACCTTGAGTACGTCGACGACACTGTTGGCTGGGTTATTGTCGGCTCGGCTGGCGTTGCCGCTCCGCCTTTGACGACCCTGGCGTAATGAAGCACGTCGCGCTTAAGCCGTTTGGATGGTATCCTGACGGCTTCACTCGCGAGGCGCTGGACGTTGGCGCCGAACGCGATTTTGGGGATGCTACTGCTGGTATGCTTGCGGCTGGCATGATTGCCACAGCGGAGGCCGCACAGGCGCATGTTGTCGTCGAGGCTACGGTTGTCGCAATTGAAGCGGAACTCGCGCCAGTGGCCGCGCATGGCGCCGAGGAATTGGATTTGCCTGCGGTCGCTGAAGCGGAAACAGTGGCGCGTGATCCGCTCGACCATGACGGCGACGGACGCAAGGGCGGCTCGATGCCTAAAGCTCGTCGCGGACGGCCCGCCAAGCAAGGATAACGATCGATGGCGCTGAAACTGATTACCGCAGCGACGGCGCCAATCGTGACGCTTGCCGAGGCAAAGCGGCACGTCCGCGCGGAAGACTTTACAGACGACGATTCCTATCTGGAGTCTCTCGTTGAGGTCGCCACAGAACACATAAACGGCGCGCAGGGGTGGCTTGGCCGCGCGTTCTTGGAATCCACTTGGGAATTCCGGCTGGATTGCTTTCCGCTTGACCGCATAAACATCCCGCTGCCCCCGTTGCGGTCTGTAGAGACGGTTGAGTACGTCAAGACGGACGGGACGACAGGTACGGTTACGGACTTTCGTTCATTTGGCGTAGGGCTGTCTGTTGGAAGCGGCTACATTCTGCCTGTTTACGATGGCGAGTGGCCGGACACGCTGGACGACGAGCCGGAGGCGGTTCGCATTACGTTCAAGGCCGGATACGACGCGCCGCCGAAGCAGCTAAAGCACGCGATGCTTTTGATTGTCGGCGACTGGTACAAAAACCGCGAAGACATCATCGATTTGAAATCTAGCAAGCAGCCGCGAGGCGCTGACGCGCTGCTCTATCCGCTGCGCTTTTGGGGGTAGGACATGACTGTCACAGTTTCGTTTGTAACGCCGGCAATAAACGGCTCTGGTCCGGGCGTTGGCATCGGGCGCGTTCGCGTCAAGGAAGTCGTTACTATCCCAGGCACGACGACTGCCACGGCATTGGCCGGAGAGTTTGTTTTGGTCGGGAACGGTGAGGCTACTATGTCCGCAGTCGCGTTTGGTTCAACCCCGGACGCAGCAGCTACGGCAGAGACTGCTGCAACCTCGGCTGGCTATCCGGTTGGCGCAGGCCAGGTAAGCGACCCGTTCATCGTCAAGCTTGGCGACAAGGTTAATATCAAGGCGGCCTAGTCGCTTTTTTTGCTAAGAAATCCAAAGACTGGCGGTTGGCGATGTTGAAATTTGGAATGCGCCAACTCGGCTTTTGCTTGAATCGCGGCAAGTGGGGGGCGGTGGCGGCTGCTGCTCCGGTCATCGAGAACCAGCCCGGTATATTCGGCGCTCTAACGCTTGCTAACGTTGCTACGGATGGTTTCAAGCCGGTGGACAGCAACGGCAGCGAGGTCAACGTGACTTCGGTCAACGGCCAGGGCACCGGATCGAATTGGGCCGCATCTGGTGGGCGGCTTTACCGCACAAGCGGAACGCCAGCGGATCAGGACGGCGTGGTTCTGCCATGCACGACCGATCTTGGCGACATCGACATCACCATCCAGTCCAGCGGAACGGTCAATGGACGCAATCTGGCCAATTGCTACTCTGTTGGCACTGGAGGTCTTGCTGCGGTGATCGCGCTTGGTTCTGGTACTATTGACGGCAAGATTGCCCTTGGGCGTCCTGCTGCTGATCTCTGCGGTGCGACAATCGGAAATAGTGTCGAGACTCCAGCCGCCAGCACCTACACGACCGGCCTGACAATCGCGTCGGAAGACGACACCAATCGCGCGTTCCTGCGCCGCATGAGTTTCCGCCACAACGGCACACTGACGCTATCGGGACTCAAGATCAGGGACCAGTACAAAGCCGGCGACACCTACGGCACGACGGCGATCCTGACGCGAAACCAGAACTCGCACACGCTCTTATTTGACGATTGCGAAATCTACAATGACGTTGACATTTCCACTCTGCAATTCGTGCATTCGTCGGGTACAGGGGCGACGGTAGACGGCAGCGACATCGATCTTAGCGCGGCAACGCCGGTCCCCGACCTGTCCGATCTCGTCGCCAACCAGTCGCGCATCCAGATGAACGGGGCTCCTACTCCTGGATTCCTCATCACCGCGATTGACGACGGAACGAAGATACTCACCGTTTCTGGTAGCCCGTCAGTCGGGGCAGGAGCTTGGGAGATTGGCAACATCAAGGCGCTGTCCCTGCTGGCTTCGTCCGGCAGCGTCACTGATGGGTCGTTCACGGCCACCAATTGCCATTTCCACGACTACGACTCGGGCCTGAAGCCGGGCAAGAACAGCTACGTCCATATCGATGGCA